GGCTCGCCGAACTCCAGACCCGGGCCGCCCTTGGGGACTCCCTCGCGTCCACGATCCTCTCCGTCGTGACTGGAATCCCGGTCCCCTGAGACCCTACCTTTAGGCTCCACCCTTTCCGAGGAGCCTCCATGTTCCACCTTGCCACAGCAGCCGCGCCCTCCGTGCCCGACCTCCCTCCCACCGTCTACTCCCTCCTCCGCGAGTCCATCGTCCTCGTGACCATCGGCGTGGGCATCTTCGGGCTCTACCTGCTCACCAAGTTCGGCCTTATCCCCCTCGCCACCGTCATCAAAGAGGGCCTTGTGAACATGGCCGAGGCCTCCGCCAACCTCAAGGAAGGCAGCCGTAACATCAACGACGGCCTCGCCAAGAACCTCGAACTGACCCGCGACCTCCGCGACATCCACCTCGCCTCCCGGAAGGACTGACCATGGCCGTTGCCAAGCACATCATCCGCGGTAACGCAGCCCGCCTCCTCGCGGCCCAATTCCGCTTCCTGATCCTCGGCAACTCCATCCACCTTCCCTCGATCAACTACAACGTCACGCAGGCCCTCTTCAAACAGGCCCCCACGCCCATCCTCGGCAACTCCGCAGGCATGGTCTTCTCGACCGGCCTCCCCGTCACCGGCTCCTTCAACGGCCTCGGGATGACCCTCACGTCCCGCCGTCCGGGCGAAGACACCAGCAAGTGCCACCTGAAACAGACCACCTTCGCCTCCGGCGATTGCAGCAGCTTTACGCCTACCGCCTCCCTCTCAGCCGTCTACGACGCAGGCCCCGGCGCCGACTGGCTCGGTTCTCGCACCTTCCGCAGCATCTTCCTCCTCGAATCCGACCCTTCCCTCACCGGCTACGCCAACTGGGAACACAAGGGCGCTAACCGCACCTCTCCCGCCTCCAACACCTACTCCCTCACGGTCGGCTCCACAATCACCGCGACGCCCTCCCTGATTCGCCAACTGACCTCCACCGCCTACTCGGCAGGTACGGGCTCCAACGCCCTCCTCGCCTTCATCCAATCTTCCAACCAGGTCGAGTCCGGCACCTTCCGGGTCGCGTCCGGAGCCCTCGAAGTGGTCGGCGAGTCCGTCGGCGTCTTCGGCGGTTACGGCGGGCACGGCTCGTGGGGCCTCGAACCCCACACCTCCGCCACCCCCGGCGTCACCATCACCGCCGACGCCCCTGCCTACGACCCCTCCTACTCCGACGCGGCCCTCATCGCCGAACTCGCCGCCTACCGCTACAACCTCATCATCCTGAGCCCCGGCGCCAACGAGACTGACTTCCCCGGCCTCAAGAACCGCGTCCAGCGTGTCATCGCTCGCATCCGTCGTTGTGCCGCCCTTGCCGGCATCCCCGCCCCCTTCTTCCTCCTCGTCACCCAGTACGACGCCCTCTCCGACGACCAGACGTCCTGGGACACCGCGCGTCAGGCCTGCTGGGACATCGGCTACACAGATTCCGCCGTCGAAGTGGTTGACTTCTGCGGTTGGCAGCGCGATAATTTCGGCCCCTGGTCCGCGTGGCGCACGACCCAACTCTCCGACCTCATCCACCCCGCGACCGCCAACGCCACGCTCCGGACCAACTGGGCCAACCTCATCTACTCGCAGATCCAGAAGATCAACTACAGCGGCACCCCGCACGCCCCCGCCTACGCCGCCGTCAAGCCCGCGTGGCTCGCTCGCTGATCACCCCTCCCATCGGAGACACCGCCAATGTCCGAGTCCGTTCCCCCGCCCACCGACTGGGGTCAGTCGGCCGTCTTGTGGCTTCAAGCCCACGGCCTCACCGCCATGACCCCCCAGATCCGCGCCTCTGACCACTACCTTTGCGCCCACGATCCGTTCCGCTACTACGTCGAACGCCGTCTGGGCCTCCAGTCCATGTTCACCTACTCCGAGGCGCTCCGCCATGGCTCGTGGCTCCACAAGTGCCTCGAACTCGACCCCTTCAACGTCAACTGGACCCTCGACCAGTGGCAACGCGCCCTCTCTCCCCACATCGCCGCCCGGCAGGCCGAACTCACCACCGTCTGCGACACGCTCAACATCCACGGCGACAGCCGCAAGGCCATCCTCCGCCGCGAAGAGGAAGACGCCCACACCGTCGCAACCTGGTACTCCGCCGAACGCCGCGTGCCCATCGGCAACGGGCCCTGCTTCTCCCGCTTCCTCTGCAACCCCAACATCCAGATCCTGGGCCGCGAAGTCGGCCTCCGCATCAAGAACCCGTTCCACGCCGACCTGCCTCCCCTCGCGGGCCGCATCGACCTCCTCTACCTGAACCGCATCACCAACGAGCTGGTCGTCCTCGACATCAAGTCCACCTCTCTCACCACCAGCGCTCGCCTCGCGGGCTGCGGCTGGGAGTACGGCACCCTCCACTACATCTGGCTCCTCGAAGAGTCCCTGAAGGCCGGCCTCATCCACGACCGCTTCCCCGATCTGCCCACGGACGTCCGGGTCGGTGGCATGGTCCACGTCGCCTTCGAGAAGCCCAAGATCCGACTCTCCAACGAGGACCGGGACTTCGTCGTCGTCGAGCAGACCGTCAGCCGCGGCAAGAATAAGGGCCAGGTTCGCACCGAGAAGCAGTTCGACGGCCTTCCTCAGTTCCGCAACTACCTCCGCCGCGTCCAGGACTGGGCGCTCGCCGAGAACGACTACCTGCACCTGCGGGCCGAACGCTCCCTCGACCCCGTCATCAACATGTCGTGGACGCACGCCCGAGCCACTCCCCAGAACACCAAGCCCGGCGTCCTCGACCCGGCCCGCCTCCGCCACTTCCAGCTCAAGCACGATCTCATCGCCCACTACGCGACGGTCGAGCCTGAGCCTCACAACTTTCCCGTGGACCACCTTTCGTTGGTGGACCGCGACAGCAACCGGCACACTGCATGGGGTGCCCTCGCTGTTTCATCCCCGTCTCAATGGCCCACTCTGATCCGCCAGCAGAGACTCGTCACCGTGCACCGTGAGGACCCTCTCCATGAACCCGCAAACTAGCCCCATCGCACCCCCACCACCCCCACCGCCGCCACCGGCCACGCTCGACAAGAAGCGTGACGAGCGCCCCATCTGGCACGACCTCGAATCGTTCCAGGGCTGGGCCGTCCACATCTTCGGCGCCCTCATCCGGAACATCTTCGCCAACGGCGTCTCCTCCTTCGCCGAACTGCACCGCAAGGTCCAGGACGAGCTGGAGGCCCGCGTGCCTGAAGACCACCTCCGCCGGTGGCTCCAGGCCATGGGCGACCCGTACGCCAACGCCTTCGCTCGGCGCCGCGTCATCAAGATCGACCCGGTCGCACCGACCAACCTCGCTCCCACCCCTCCCACCGTCCCCACCGCCGCGGACGACGAGGCCCCGGAGATCGAGGTGCCCCCGGCCACCAACCCGCGTCCGGCCGATCCGCCGCTCGCTCCCGGTCAGCGTCCGCCCCAACCCGTCCTCGAATACACTGCCCCCACCACGTCGTAAACCACTCGCACCCCTCCCATCGGAGACACACCCATGAACACAGTCGCGGCGGGCCGTTATGCCGGCCTTGGGGGCTTCTCAGGCCCCATGCGAATCCCGCTCAGCCGGTCCACCGTGCTGCTTTTCTCACTCCCCGGCAAGGGCAAGACCACCCTCGTCCAGACCAACCCTGACGCCTTCATCTTCAACTGCGACCAGTCCTCGACGGTCACGGCCAAGCCGCTCGCACTGATCTGGCCCGGCGTCTCGCCGACCGGCCAGCCAGTCAACGACGACGGGCGCCCCTTCGTTCTCACCTACGAGCATGTCCTCCGCAAGAAGGACGTCCTGATCCAGCTCGCCCGCGACAACAAGGAACGTCCGGCGACCGTGGTCATCGACTCGCTCACCACCTTCATCACCCTCGTCAAGCCCTACGTCACGGCCAACGCCAAGGCGCTCAACATCTGGAAGGAGAACAACCCGCCCGAATCCTTCCGCGTTCTCTACGGGCCCGCCGCATACGACTGCGTCTACGAGCAGGTCACCTCATTCGTGGCCGACCTCCGCAACGCAGGCTACGGGGTCACCATCCTTGCACACATCGTCAAGGAGAAGATCCCGCTCGGCGACAACAAGTTCCTTCCCAGCGTCGACTTCACCTTTGGCGACGGCCTCTGGAAACGCCTCAGCGCCGTCGTCGACTACTCATGCCTCATCGACCAGGTGGTCGAGGCCGAGGAGACCGTTGGCACTCGTGAAGTGATGGTCGGTCCGGGCAAGACCCAGACCGTCAAGCACGTCGAGACCAAGAACGTCCTCTGCTCCTACATCGACTGTCTCAATCCCGAGTACGCGGGCATCAGCAAGACCCGCAGCATGTTCCCCCGCTTCAAGCTCCCGGCCGTTGACAGCTGGGCCGCTCTCGAAGCCCATCACGCCAAGCACAGCATCTGACGTCAGACGCTGCTTTTTCACCCCTCCCATCTGGAGACCCGTCCCCATGTCCGCTATCGACCAATCAGTTCTCTCGCTCGCTCAGTCCCTGACCGGCACCCTCAACGGCGTCCGTGCCAACGATGGCTCCGGCGGCCAGTGGCCCCCCCACGGCGAGCACGTCGTCGTCGTCGAAGGCTTCACCCTGAAGCCCGAGAAGGTCAAGTACGGCCCCAAGGGCCAGAACCCCCAGGAAGCTGACGGCTTCAGTGCCCGCTTCACCTACCGCCTCTACCACGACAAGTCCAAGCCCGGCTACGACCCCAAGTCGGGCGACTACCTGGAGTTCCTGGGCTCGCCCATGACCTTCATGCCCGGCTGGGAGAAGCTCGGCGACAAGGAGCAGACCCGCTTCCGTATGTCCGCCGAACGCTTCATCCAGTCGGCCGTCGTTCTGCTCGGCCTCCCCGAAGACCAGTGCAAGAACCCGGTCGCTGTCCTGCCGAAGATCGTCGCCGCCGTGGCCACCAAGCCCAGCGTCAGCCTCTTCTGCGAGCACCGGGAGAACACGCAGAACGGTGAGACCAAGGTCTACAAGACCGACTTCATCCGCGAGTTGCTGAACGGCCAAGTCTCGGCCTAAGCTACCGCACTCACAAGCACCCCTCCCATCTGCCCCCGGCGTGCCCGCAAAGCCTCCGGGGGCTTTTATGTTCATACGCGCCCAAATGAAGCCCCTCGCCAACCAGGTGACCGTCACCGCGGCGTCCGGCTTCCTGATCACGTGGCGGGCGCCTGCTCCCTTCCCCGCCGTCACCCTCCGCACCGTCACGGCCCGCTGCTCCCTGCTCTTCCGCACCGAATCCGCCGACGGCCTGCTCTACCCCATGATCGGCTTCTACGGCTCCTGGTCGGCCCAAGCGCCGGCGCTGGCACCGCCCAACAACACCACCCTCATCGACCCCGTCGTCCCGGTCCAGTTCACCTACAAGCCCGGCACCTCCCTCTGGCGGGCCGTCGTCTCGGCCCGGGCCGCCACCTCCCTCCGCACGCACTTCGCCCTCCGGCACCCGACCCTCCTCCCGGACTTCTTCCTCGAACGGGACCGGCACGCCTTCGTCGCATCCACGGACCCCCTCCTGTTCTGGGTATACGGACCGGCCGTACCACCCGGACCACACTGAGCTCCCGCTCCCCTCTATATACTCTTCCTTTCTTCTAATAAGAAAAAGAAGAGTGGTACATGGTATAACCTTCGGGCGCAAGCACTTAGGCGTACCACCGCGTACCAGCGTACCACCGTCAGAAGCTGTCGAAGCTCGCGACCGCCCCGCCACCCACCGCGTCGAGCCGCCGCTGCACTTCGAGGGCCGCCTGCGTGTCCCTCGCCTGGGTGAGCCGGTCTCGGTGGGTCGCCGTCGGTCCCGACGTGAGCCCTGCCGGTACGTTCCGGCCGTACCCCGACGCGTCCGCCATCTGGGCATACCGGTCCCGGACGGCCGGGTTGATCCGGTCCAGCACCCGCTCGGTCCGGCCCACCACCTGCGACTGGAGGGCCCTCTCCAGGTCCGCCTGGGTCACCGACAGCGGCACCTTGAACCGACGCTCGAAGTCCTTCCGGATCCGATCGGCCCGGCCCGGATCGTTCCCCACCAGTGCGTTGATGTACTGGTTCCGGACCTTCACGATCTCCTCCCGCTGCTTCACCAGGTACTGGTCGAGCTGCCCCTGTTCCTGCCACTGCCCCAGGTCCAGCCCCAGCCCCCTCGCAATGACCTCCGCGGGCGTCCGGTACTCAATGAGCTTGCCGTCGGCCTTGAACACCGGGACCTCGCCGGATGGGAGGGGTGCGTTCCAGCCCACATACGTCGCCTGCATCGACCCCGGCAACCCCGCCAGACCCTCCACTTCGGGGGCCTCCGGGCTCAGTCCAACCATGCGGTGCAACGCCACACCCGCCGGCGCCAACCGGAAGATCGCACTGCTCAGCAGACGGCGGTCCTCCGTCGCCAGTCCAAGGATGATGTCACGGGGAATCGCGACCACCGGGGGCAACGGAATGATCTGCTCGTTCGGGTCCGTGAACCTCGGCCCGTACAGCAACCCCGGTGCCGCCTCCCCGTACAGACCACGCGAGATGTCCACACCGACGAGGCCCTTGGTCACCTCGTACGTCAGCGCCGAGAGGCCCAGGCCCCGCAGCGTCGTCTGGGCCAGTCCCTTCAGGTACGTGCCGCTCTCGCCCGCCGCAATCAGCGGCGTCTCATAGACGGCGTTCATCGTCGTCCGGAGCGGGAACGTCAGGAACATCTTCACGAGCGGGTTGGCCGCGAACGAGTTCTCCTGGAAGATTCGCAGCGTGTTCTCCGGCCCGCTACCGAACTGGTACATCGACACGAACTCGCGTGTCTCCTCCCAGAACGACGCATCCAGCTGCCGTCCGGCCCTCACGTTCACGCGCTCGAACAGGTGGGCCGACACGCTCCGGTTCATGGCCTCGCTCGCGCTGAAGAGACCCAGCAGCGAGTCCTGCAACTTGTCCGTGAACGTCTCCCGCCGGTTCGCCCGCAGCACCCCGTCAATCATCTGGTGCGGATCAGCCGACAGGCCCAGGACGTTCACCCCTCCCGTCCCCTTGCCCATGTGCTTGAAGGCGGCCCGCATGGCCTCTTCCTTCTGCTCCATGGTCGCCGTGAGACCGAGCGAGATTCGCCGCTTCGTGTAGTCCGCCATCTCCCCGAAGGCCTTGCCGTACGCCACGACCGCGTCGTCGAGCCGCCCGTGCAGGGCCGCACCGATGATCGGCTGCGTCAGGTTCAGCACCACGCTCGCCAGGTTCAGACCCAGGTGCGTCCCGTACAGGTAGTTGGCCACCCCTTGCGACAGGGAGCGGGGCGTCATGTACGACTCGGGGTCCGCGATCTCGCGCATCCGGCCGATGAAGCCCTTGCCTGTGTCACCGAACTTCTCGATCGTCCTGCCCAGGAAGCTGTTCGCGAACCACTTGGCGGCCTGCCGGTTCTGCAACTCCTGGTTCCGCCGCATCATGTACTTCGGTCCGGCTACGTGCAGCATGTTCGGGATCAGCATCTCCCGCATGATCCGCTGCCGCTCCGGGTCCGCCTCACGCAGCATCGCCGCGTCCGCCATGTCGGCCACACTGACCTTGACGCCCTGTCGGATCGTCTCGCCTTCCATGATGGGCTCGTTCGCCTTGTGCATGACGTCGAGCACTTCTTCACCGTGCTGGCTGGGCACGAACCGCTTCGTGTAGTCCACGGCCCCCTGGCCCGGATCGTTCATCAGCGAGATCGCCCGGTCGTTCCCCTTCATCACGTGCACCGGCGCCGCGTACGTGTCCCACGCCGCGGTCCGACCCATGCCCACCACGTACCGGTTCCGCGACACGCTCACATTCGAGTCGACCACCAGCTGCGGCCGGCTGTTCTTCGCCGAGTCCTCAATCGCCTTCTTCGCACTCTTGATCAGCCGCTCCCCGTCCTTGCCCAGCAGGCCCCTCGCCTGCATCCGCTCCAGGTACTCCGGGTCCCACAGGATCGACTCGCTCGTCAACGGGGCCAGCCGACCGCCCAGCATGTTGCTCGCGGCGAACGGTGCCGTCTCCAGCATGTTCCGCTCCGCATCACTCAGGTTCACGTGCGGCGTCTGCCCGTTGATGCGGCCCTGCTTCAACGCGTTCTTCGACAGGAAGAACTCGCTCCGCTGCGGCTGCAACAGTCGCTCCAGCACCTCGCCCACCCGCTTCCGCCGTTCCGGAGCGCTATGCGTGCGTGCGATCCGGCTCAGCTCGTCCCAGCTCGACACCGCCAGCAGGGCCTCCATGCCCTCCACATTCTCCGTCAGCGTGGCCACATCCGCAAACTGATTCGGGCCGCCACTCGCCTTCAGCTTCCGATGCAACCCGTTCGCCAGCAGCGTCAGCTTGTCCTCGTCAATCACGAAGTCGCCCTCACCCACGAGGGTCCCGTCCGCATCGACCTTCTTCGTCGCGTCCCAGAGGTCTTCGCGGCCGACCGCCCGCACGTACAGCTCCTTCTGAGCCACCGCGTTCCGCGTCAGCCACTTCACGCCCGCGTCCCCATACAACTCCTCGAACCGCGCCCGCACTCCCTCCTCGAAGACCTGCGGTTCCATCCGAAAGTTGCCCTCTTCCACGCTAATCGACCGGTCGTCCAGCTTTGTCGGACCCCACGGCGTCTCCATCGTCCCTTGGTCCTTCACCAGGTAACGCCCGTAGTCCTCGTAGTACAGGTCGAACGGGGTCGCGGGGATGTTCCGACCCTCCTCCAGCCGGGTCTTGAACTCCTCCTTCTTCATCCGGTCGAACCGCGCCTCGTACTCCTTCTTCAGCCCATACAGCCCGTCGCTGTCCTGCTCCTTCGTCGAGTACCAGATCTTGCGGGCCTGCTCCTCCTCACGCCGGAACTGGTCCGCCATAGCCCGCAGCTGCGCCGCCTGCCCCGCCGGATTGTTCTTGATGCCTTCCTCGAACTCGATGTCGCGGACACCCTTCTCCGGGTCGAACATTTTGGCCCGCAGCTTCACCTGAAGCGAGTCTCGCACTTTCTTCGTCCGGTACTCGCCGCTGGCGACGGCGGCGGCGTGGTCGTGGAACTCCTGCAAGATGTCGCGCTCAGCACTGCCTCGCGTGTACTCGTACGGGTTCAACTGGTCCTCGACGGACCACTTCATCTTGACGCCTCGCTTCGCCGCCACCTGCTCGATCGCCTCGATCATCTCCTGGTCGGCACGAGCCAGCGTGGGTGACACCCCTCCCATCACCCGCTCCAGCCGCTGCGACGCGGCCCGGACCGTCTCGGTGATGTTGGACCCGGCGAACTCGCGGCCGTACGTCCGGAACTGCGAGAAGATGGAGAGGCCCTTCTTGTTCTGCGACACGAACCGGCGGGCGGGTTCCAGCATCGAGCGCCCGGCCTTCGCGGCACCCCACCCCAACGGGCTGCTCAGAAACCAGAACCAGATGAAGGGGTTCGTCACCGTCTCCATGAAGGTCTTGCTGAGCCGGTCGTTCGGGTCCACCACCGAGTCCGCGATGCTGGTTCGCTCCTCCGGCGTCAGATTGTTCGGACTCAGGAACAGGTCCTTGAACGACGACAAAGCAGCCTCTCCTTCGAGAAGCTGGGCCGCCGCGATCTGCGGGGTGTCATAGATGCGGACCGGCTCAAACGCCGGAATCTGAGCCACGGGACTCCTCCCGTCAGTTGATCTTGTTCGTGATCTCGAACGTCACCGTCGCCAGTCGAGCCGCCACCGTCGCCGCAGCCGTGTTCAGCTCTAGGATGACCGTCTCGCCCGCTTCCACGATGTTCTCCGTCGGGCCGTTCGCGCCCGTGATGAACGCCGGAACCACGTTCGTGTTCGCACCCGCGTTGAAGTTGATGCCGTTCGCGGCCGTCACGTCGGTGTTGGTGGTCAGGGCCACGCCGTTCGCAACGCGGGCGATGTGCCCCGTCAGTGCCGTGCCGTTGACCGCGTTGAAGCGGACCACGATGTTCTCCAGCACCATTCGCTGACTCGCCGTGAAGAGAGGGACCTGCGTGAGGCCGTCGATGCGGACGTTGATCGGCAGGATCTGCGACGCGATGCCGACCGTGTTGCCGGCGCCAGAGGGGGTGGGACGTTGACCAGGCATTGGGACACTCCTTGTGGGTTCAGATGAGACCGAGCAACTGTAGCAGCTCCTCCGTCTCCGTTCCCTCGGACACCTCGCCCGTGATCGGGTCGAAGCCCCGGTAGTTCGGCTTGACGTTGGCTCCCGTCAGTCCCCGCTGTTTGTTGATGTCCAGCAGCCGAAGCAGTTCCGCGGCCCTCGGATCACCCGAGACCTGCTTTCGACCGGCCCACTGATCGCGGGCCTTCCCCTGCAACTGCGAGATGATGATGTCCCGGTCGGACAGCTTCGGCGGAGGCGGGGCCTGCTTCACCCCTCCCATCCGCTCCAGCAGAGCCTTCCGGTTACGGCCGGTCGTGTCAAGATCGGCGAGGCTCGCCTTCTCCAACGGCTTGCTCTTCGGGGCGACCGGACGTCGGCTCGCTGCAAACCGGGCGGCCGGGTTGTATGCCTGCTCGTGCTCGCGGTCCGCGTCCTTCTTCCACTTCCCGGCCTGCCGAGCACCCTCACCCTCGTGGAAGGCCGTGCTCTCGACCGCCTCGACGTCCCCGTCGAAGTCGCGGGCGCTCCGGGCCAGCCCGTCGTTCATGGCCTTCCCGTAGCCCTTGGCGGCGGCCGTCTGGGCGAACTGCGGGTTGAATCCCGCTCCCTCCCGGCTCTTGGCCTGGTTCATCCAAAAGGCTTCGCCCGCCTTCTTGTGCGGCGACAGGTCCACCCCTCCCACCGGGACACTCGCAGCCTCACGCCCGGCCCCGAACTGTCGGAGCGGCGATGGGAGGGGTGCCACTTTGGTGTTGTTGTTGCGGATGGACCACCGCAGCACGCTCTCCGTGCCGGGGAAGTAGCGAGCCAGGTCCATCATGCGGAGGTTGGCGAACGACGGCATCTGCATCATCGCCGTCAGCAGCTGGGTCTTCGCGCCGTACGGCACGTCGTCCCGCCGCAGGAAGTCGTCAAGGAAGCGGGCCTCCGGGATGACCTTCAGGTTCCGGGTGTCACCGGGGCCGATGTACTCGTTCGTGAAGACGCTCTGACTGACCTGCCGGACCGGGTCGTACTCGTTCACCTTGCTGCCGCGGTCGAGACGGGCGCGGGTCTGGCCGTCCTTCGCCTTGTACCGCACGATGGCGGGCGGGTCCCGGAACCGCTCCAGGAGAGCGGCCACAGGGTTCCGCTCGTTCTTGGTGTTCCAGTCCCGCTCCACGTAGCGGGGCGGAGGCTCCGGCTGAATCTTGGGCTTGCCTTCGTACTTGACCGGCTCCTTGCTCCGGGCCAGCAGCTTCTGGACGAACAGTTTCTCAGGCGCCGGACCTGCCTCTTTGAACAAAGCGACGTCAGCCGCACGACGACCTGCGGAAGGCGTGAACAGCTTCGGCATTTTGATCCGCTTTGCCATGGCTTACATTCCAGCAAGGGGGTCGGGTGTGTTGGGGTCGAGGCTGCCGGCGGCCATCGCGTCCGCGACGGACTCCAGCGCCGAGATGTTGGGACGACCGCCGATGACGGTGGCGTTCTTGGGCAGGATGCGACCGGCCGACAGCTGCATCGCCAGCTGCGGGTTGAGCGTGGCGATCCGCTGCATGTTGACCGCACGCAGCCGTTCCGTCTCCTGCTTCTCCGCCTGTTGCCGCTGCCGTTCCCGGATCAGCTGAGTCCGAGCCCGCAGCATTCGAGCCTGATCGGCGGCCGGGTCCGCGAAGGCCCAGTCCTTGAGTGCACCCAGCCCGCCTGCGGCCATGTCCGCCGCTTCCATCGCAAACAGGGCACCGCCGAGCGCTCCCGCACCCTTCAGCGTCAGCGGGGCCTTCGCCGCTCCCTTGACGCCCTTGATCAGACCCGCCGCACTCCACCGCCCCTTCGGGATCGGAGGTGCACTCGCGAGTTTGCCTCCCGGCTTCAGTCGGGGTGCGAACCCGGACGGGTCGTACGGTCCCATCGGCTTGGACTTGTTGACGAACTTGGCCTTGGCCGTTGCGTCCCGGAGCGCCTGGTGAGCTCCGTCCCGGTGCTTCAGGTCTTCAGCCGACCGTCGCTTCAGGTCCGCTTCCTCGTAGACGTCGAACAGGGACATCTGCCCCTGCGGAGCGATCAGTTCAGGGGGATCGTCCGGAACCCCGTCGAGGTACTTGACCCACGCCTTGTACTCCTCCTCGCTCAGCGTGTCGGGGTCAATGCCCACCTCAGCGAACCGCTTGGTGTAGGTGCCCTTGTCAAAAAGCAGACCGGGCGGAGGTGTGCGTGTCTTGCGGGGCATCAGGAGACTCCGAGGCGGGTGAGGACGTCGATGTAGGAGAGGGGACGCTGTTGGCGGCGGACGGCTGCGGCCTGAAGACGGGGTGCTTCGCGGGCCAGAGCCTCCTGAAGCAGGATCGCGTCCGACGCCTGCCGAGCGCTCATCCGGCCGTCGGACTCGGGCGCGAGACCCGACAGCAGCATGGAGAGGTCCTGCTCCGACTTCAGCACGTTGGCCTGGTCGCCCAGCCCTTCGAGGGTGAAGCGGTCCAGCATGTCCTGCGACGCCGTGTCGAGGCCCCCGTCGCCGGTGAACCAGTCCTTGCCCTGCTGATAGATGCCGAGGGCGGCACCTGCACTCATGAGCCCGGTGAGAGCCTTGCCCCCGTAGTTCTTGACGTGCGGGGTCATTCGAGAGAGCATGGGACCGACTCGCCCTGCGGCAGCGGTTGCGGCGGGGATGGCAGATCCGATGGACATAAGGGCTCCTTTCAGGCGGGGACGGGGAAGGCGAGGCCCATGTGGACCCGGTCTCCCTCAGTGTACGCGTACACACCGGCCGAAGGCACGTGACGGACCGACCACAACCACCGACGAACGTCCGCGGCCGTGAGCGGTGCCGGCAGCACAGTTGCGGAGGAGGGGGCGGCATCGTGGAAGTCGGAGGCCGCCACCTCTGTCTCCCATGCAAGAGCCACCCCCTTCTCCGCGAGCTGGGCGACCACCGTATCCGCCACCTTGCCCCAGTTCTTCGTCACCGGTACAGATCTCCAAGGAACTGCTCGTACTCCGTGTCGAGGGCATCCAGCTTCTTGTTCCGCTCCACTTCGCCCCGGCTCACGAGGCGAGCCAGGTCCCGGTCGGTGCGGTCCAGCTGCCGGTCGAAGTCGTCGATGCGGTCCTTGCCCGCGACCGCGTTGTAGTTGGCAATCTCAGCCACGTTCCCGTAGCCCGCCTGAGTCATGCTCGCCTGGAGCTGCCGGTACTCCCGATCGGCCGCATCTAGAATGATCGTCTTCAGCTTGGGGCTCATGTCACGCACGAGAGTGCCGACCTGCGGGTCGTTGGTGGGGTCGCCGTCACGCAGCGCCGAGATGATCGCGGCCGGGTCCTGCGACCCGATGATGGCGCCGAAGACCTCCTTCACCGTGTCCCGCATGTCCACACCCCGCTGCGAGAACTCCGCCGCCGTCAGGTCGTACATGCCATTGCCGCTGCCAAAGTCAGACACGAGCGGGTTCCCGTCCTCGCCCTTGACTTGCGACAGCATCCGGGCCATGTTGGCGATGCGGAGACCTCGGGCCTTCTCTTTCTTGCCCGACGCGAGCCGGTCCTTGTCCACCTTCTCACCGGTCTCGGCAGCCGCTACCAGCGTGTTCGCCGCGTCCTTCTCCAGCTGCGTCGCCTGCCACATCGTTCGGGCCATGATGTCCGACAGGACGTCCGTGTCGGCGCCTCCGGCCTGCAACGACTTGAAGGCGTTGACCGCGACCTGTTCCTGCGTCTTGTCGCCCTGGGCCAGTCCGTCGAGCGCCGACAGCAGCACCTTCGTCTGCGTGGCCACCTGATCTACGGCCATCTTCCCGTGCGAGTGTGCCGCAATGTGCTCCGCCAACCGATCCACCTTGAGCCGGTCCGTCTTCTTCGTCTCTACCTGAGCCTGCTGTTGGTCCCACTGCTCGTCCGTCAGAGTCAGACCCGGATCTCCCGCGATGGAGGCCGGACCGGAACCTTCGTTCATGGCCCGGAACTTCCTCACCTGAGCGATCTTGCGGGGGTCGCCTGGGGTCTCCGTCACTTCGGGCAGGGTGTCCGTGAGGACCATCGGGAGGTCCATGAAGGCGCGTTGGCGGACCTGAAAGCCCGCCGTCTTGGCGTTGTCGAAGTCGGCGACGACGTCGGCCACCGCCTCGGTCTGAGCCGGGTCCAGCAGTTGCCGGGCGATGAGCATCTTGGCCTGCAACTTCTCCTGCTCGATCTGTTCGGCCGTGATCTGCGACTGCAACGCCTCCAGCTCCTCGGGCGTGGTCACCATGCCGTCCCCGTCGAGATCGCCGCCGACCGGACCCGGCGATGGGAGGGGTGTTCCTTCGCTCCGCACGTCGATGCGGGCACGCAGGGCCTTCTGCCGCTGGAGGTCCAGCTGCTCGCGACGCAGCGCGAGGCGGTTGGCACGGTCGCGTTCCTCGGCGGCTTCGCGGGCCTCCTGCTCCTGAAGCTGGACCTGGCGGGCCTGAAGGGCGAGAGACTGCTGGTCGGTCGCGCCCCGTTGAGCCAGCTCCTTCTCGGCCAGGGAGGCGTCCTGCGACATCTTGTCCCGCTGGAGACGCTCGTTCCGCATGTCGGAGGCGGCGCTCGCGTTGCGGTTCTTCTGGCCCTCGGAGGCCTGAAGTGCACGCTGACGGTTGCCCTCACCGACGCCCGCGATAGTGTCGATGGACTGACTGGCGGTCATGCCGCCCGGGTTGATGACGTTGACGGGCTTGGCCGTATAGAGGTTGCCGCCGCCCAGAATGTTCTCCGCCATGTGTCACCTCATGCCAGTCGCGTGTTGCCCGTGGACGCGGCACGTGCCGCATAGATCGACAGGAGCCCCTGGAGCCACGACGTCACGCTCCGGGGGTTCGCCATGGTAAGCTCGGCCACCTTCCCGAACCCGCTCATTTCGAGGTTGATCGCGTTGAGCATCGCCGCCTGTTTGATGTTGGCGGCCGACTCGTAAGCCGAGACGCGAAGCTGACCCATGGCCTGCTCCTGACGGACGGCCTCCTGCACGCGGTCCACCCCTCCCATCTCCAGCTCCGCGGCCGAGCGTTCGCCCGCGAGACGACCTTCCGCGAGGGCTGCACGCTGGGCTCCGGCCTTCAGCTTGGTGTCGGCACCGGCCATCCGAAGCTGGGCGCCCTGCTGTTTGATGCCCGCGCCCTGGAGGTACGTGCCGGCCGCGTTCAGCTTCGTGCCCGCAAGTGCCTGCTTCAGAGAGGCGGACGCCTGGTTGTACGAACTGATGATGGGCGTGATCGCGGCCTGCGTCGAGGCTCGGGTCTCCGTTTCGAGGGCGTACAGCTGACTGTCGACGACCTCGTCCGGGTAGGCCCCACGCATCGCCTCGATCTGCTGGCGGGTCGATCGAGCCGACCGGTGGAGAGCGTACGCCGTCGAGCTGGCGTCCTCGGCGCTGCGGTCCTTGAACTCGGAGATCGCCTGTTGCATGGTGGCGACGGCCCCGTCGGCCAGGCCGTACGCCTTGTTGACGTCCGCGTCGACGTTGTTCAGGCCCTTCATGGCCGTGTCGACGTCCTTCGAGGCGGCATCGGTCATCTGCTCGGCCTTGCCCATTCCGCGACGGAAGGCGGGCATCGCGCCCCGCATCCCCGCGAGGGCGTTGTCCATTCCGGCCTGGACGTCACCGGTGTTCTGCTGGGCCGAGCCGTAGAGGGCGTCCGCAATGCCCATGAAGGGATCGGTCGTGCTGTCCGCGAGGCCGCCCAGCCGGTTGTTGACGCCGCCGATCAGGTCGGAGATGTCGCCGATCCGGTTGTTGACGATGCCGTACTGCTCGTCGGCAGCCGACTGCATCGCGTTCTGGTCCTGGAGGAAGGCCTGCGTCAGGACCGGGGGCAGCCCGAGCGAGTTGCCTCCCGTGTTGATCTGCGAGAGAGGCATCTGATGGGGGATGCCGGACTGCGTCCAGTAGGCGTTCTGGCCCTGCACCCGCATGCCCATGCCGCGAGCGGCGTCCGCCGGACTCTGGCCCGCCGACCGGAGCAGCTCCTCGACGCCCGTGTCGTTCCACTGCGGCGTGTTCGACTGGTGGTACGGGTCGAACTGCTGATCGACGCGGCGTGCACGACCGGGGATGCCCTGAAGACGGGGCGTGCTTCCGAACGGGTTGCTGGCGCTGTTCATGTGGTCTTTCCTCCCCGACCGGAGCCGGGCGCGTTGAACGTGTTGTAGCTCTTCAGCCACGCCGGTGTGTTGTACTTGTTCAGCGGCGTGACGCCAATCCGCTGGTTGCCTCGACCGTACTTCTGGGTCGCGGCCGCCTGCTGACTGCGGTTCACACTGATGCCCGTGACCGGATCGCGGATCATGTCGTCCGTGTAGCGACCGCCCATCGTCGGCAGTCCGGGAATCCGGGCGCTCGCCATCCCGTTGTACGTGCCGCCGTCGGCCGGGATGCCCAGGGAGCCTGCGGGTGCCGCACCGGTCCAACCGGCCTCGCCCTGTCGGCGGACCGAGAGGTTGCCGTCGGCGCCGAAGTAGGCCTGAGCCTTGCCGCTGCGGATGCCCTCGCGGGTCTGAAGCAGCGACTCCAGGTCCTGCCCATTCAGCAGGTGGCCTTCCATCCAGGCCCGGTTCACCGGGCTCATCGGGCCGCCGCCCAACAGGTCCCGGAGCGTCTGATCAATGGCCTGGTTGTTCGCGTTCAGGAGCAGCTCGGCGCGGGGGTCGTTGGCCGCGAGGCCCTGAAGGACACTCATGTCGCCGTACTGAAGCGAGCCACCGGGCCCGCCGTTGTGTGCGGGGGACTGACTGCGGAAACGGGGGCTGAAGGTGATCATGCCTTGCGACTCCGATCTGAGGCGAGAACGCTGCCTTGCACCCGCACCCCGAGCAACTCAAAGTCCAGGGAGGGTGCCACAATGATAACGCCCGGAACCAGAGCCGTCCCGGAGACCCCGTGCTTTCCCGCTTCCGCGGTGAGGCCGAACGCGGCGTGGTATGTCCCCTCCCGATCCACCACCGACGCGGTCGGGTTGCCGTTCCGGTCCGTCGGGAACGCACTGACGAGCGGCTGCTCCTCCGTGCCCCGGTAGACGGTCGCCCGGAACCGGTTGAGGAAGGCGGGCCGGTCCGCCAGTCCCGGCGTTGTGACGCCTGCGAAGGAGGCACCCAGCGACTGCACGTGCTTCACCGAGAAGTAGTCGAGCGACTCCGCCATCGGCGTCCCGTCCTCGGCCTTCGTGCCCAGCTGCGAGCCTTGCCACTCGAAATAGACCGGCGAGAAGCCCACGATGTCGCCCGCCTTGAGGCCGGACAGGTTCGCCCGCGTCGCATCCGTGAGCACGTACCGGCCCGACGTCTCGGCCGCCCTTTTCACGACGGCCGACTTGTGCACGAGAGCCGGGTTGGTCGAGGACAGGACGTAGAGACGCATGCCCCAGACCTCGCTCGGGTAGGTCTCGCCGTAGGTGGTGCCAAGAGCGATCTCGCCGATGCCGCTGTAGTCGGCCGAGACGTTGAAGCAGGAGTCGAGGTCGCACGGGAGCAGCGTCGTGCACGGCACGTTGAACAGCTTGGAGCCGCGGTGCCGGCGTTCGCGGCGGACGTCGTGCGTGAACAGCCGGAACGCAAAGCCCGTGACGATGTCGGAGACTCCGTCCTTGGGCGCGTTCTGCACGAAGAAGGCCCGCTCCTCCAGCGGATTCCGGTACGTCGCGTTGTTGGTCCCGTCGTTCGTCGTCAGGTCGCTCAGGTCGTAGACGAAGTCCTGGGGCCACGCCGCCCGACAGCCGGTCTCGAAGGGCAGGTCCCGCAGCTCCGTGACGATGCCCGTGTTGAACCAGAAGAGGCAAGCCTCGCCCCGAGTCGGGTTGTACGCGTACAGGCAGGACGTGTGCGGATCGAAGACCAGCTCCACGGCCCGCATGTCAGCGGCCCACGTCTCCCGGATGATGTAGTTGATCGACTTGACCTCGTCCAGCTGGGCCTGCGAGTCGACGTTCTTCATCCCCTTGCTCGTCACGAAGTAGATGAGGGAGCCGACCGTCTCGCACGCCTTGCTGTTGACGACGCCGAAGCCCTCATGCATCTCCGTCACGCGGATGTACTGGTCCTCACGCCGCAGCATGTACTGCCGGTCCCGGCTGAACCCGATGACGTTGGGTCCCGCCTTCTCGAACGCGATCACCTCGTTGTACTGGAGGCTCGGGTAGTACCGGTTGTCCGGCGGGAACAGCTCCGGACTGATCTCCGTGAGCGACGACCACCGGATCTCACCGACGCCCCTGACCTCGTCCTCCTGCGTGTTCGTCCCCGTGGACGACTGGCTGCTCTGCGAGATCGCGCCCACAATCAGCGAGCCCTCATACCAGATGGCGGCGCCGCCCTTGGGCATGTCCGCGTCGTACAGCGTCCGGTCCTGGAACGTGGACTGGAAAACCAGCTGCTTATCCGACAGCTCGTACCAGTAGACGGCCTGCTTCAGCGAGCCTGAGAGCACGTTCGCCGTCTGCACCGAAGTGAGGTCCACGATGGCGTCCAGATGCAGGATGCCCGCGACGTACACGCCACCCGCGTCCTGCACCCGCACGCTCCGGTAGAAGTAGGCCCGGTCGTACTGCGTCGAGTCGTACGTGATCTCCATTGCCGCATACAGCGGAATCGGTTCGACGTCGTCGTCCGGGTTCTCGTCGAAGTTCGACTTGCGAACGTCCGCGATCTCCGAGAGCGCGCTCCGCTTCCCCGTCTCGCTGTTGTACAGCAGATAAGCGAAGGCGTAGTCGCCCGGCGGCAGCTTCTGCAACTTCGACTCGTCCTGCCCATAGCCCGTGCCCGACGCATCGACCGAGCCGGTCCCGTCATACGGCATGAGCGGATCTGCCTCGCTCGGCAGGAAGTCCAGCAGCACCAGCTGTCCGGCGCCTGGCCGGTTCGGATCGCCCGTCGACGCGATCGAACCGAGCGCTCCCGCCAGGTCCGGCCCCAGGAGCGCCGGTCGAGCGCCCGGTCCCGTGTTGCCCACGACGATCAGGTCGTACGGGGCCTCCCGCCGCACGTACGCCAGCACCGGCTCCCGATCCTTGACCATTACGTAGATGTTGCGGCCCTGCACCTGCACCGTCATGGGCTTGCCCAGGATCGCGCTTTGCTTCGGACCGACCGGCACCGTCTGCATCAGCAGCACGCTCTTGACCCAGCGGCCCAGCTGCGTGTGGTAGTAGTCCATGAAGATGTCGGAGAACAGGCTCCCGTTCTTCCGTCGCACCCGATAGACGAAGCCGAACCCGTACCAGCGATCCGAGATGGTGAAGTTCACGCCCCGGACGTCAATGATCTCCGAAGTCTCGTCGTGCTGCCCCAGGACCGCCGTGCCCCACGCCTCGTGGTCGAACCGATGCGTCTCGATGAAGCCCGGGAACGGCCGGAGCCCGCCCTCGGTGCTGCCGTCCACGCCCAGCATGCGCCACGAGAAGGGCTCCGTGACCTTGATGCGGCTCGCCTTCGCGTCCATCGTCGTGTTGACGAGCGGCATGTCCCAGCTCACGTTGTCGATCTGAGTGCGGTTCATTCCAGGCTCCCGGGCTCAACACCGACCGCCAGACAGGGGCGTCCATGCAGCACGTGCTTCACGTGGTAAGCGTATCGCTCCGGGGGCGAACTGACGATGGTGACCTTTCCCCCTCCCATCTCCGCCGCCAGCACGTCAAAGAGCAGGCGACCGGCACCGCGGAAGTCCGGGTGGAACCAGAGGACCCGGCCCTCGACGATCTGCGAGGCCAGCCACACCAGCGGCAGCATCTCCGCACCCACAAACACCACATTCTCATGCCAGCCGAACGTGCCCGCCCACTCCCGGAGGGCCGAAAGCGGTACGGTGCCGGGGATTGTGGAGGCCGTCCGGACGAGGCGGGCGGGAATCGACGCTTCACCCCTCCCATCCACCGCCGGGATGTGCACTTTCTTCATGCCGCTGAAGTGGGCCCCCCACGTCTCGATGGCCCGGGGGTGGGGTGTGTGTCGGTTGAGGAGCCGGGAGATACGGACGATGGTCCCGCCGCACTGCCGTTCCAGGACTTCGGACCAGAGCGGCTGCTCGTAGAGGGGACTGAAGGAGGGACGGCCCTTGTCGACCCACCACCGGTGCATGAGTTCGATCAGGGGGCCGTGCGTCTCCGGTTCGTAGAGGCAAAGACCGCCCTGGAGGTGTTCGCGGGGGTCGGTCGGACCGAAGTGGGGTTCCCACGCGGCGAGACAGCGGCCCCACGGGTAGCGGCCGGCAGATCCGACGTACTGCCACTCCGGCGCCATGTAGATGTGGCCGGGCTTCGTGCACCGGAACGGGTCCGGGCAGTCGGCCGACAGCACGATGTCCGGGTCAAGGACCAGAACGCGGCTGTACTGGCGGAGATGGGAGGGGAGTGCCAGGCGGGCCCAGCTTGGATGGGGCTCGAACGGGAAGTCGAATACCCGAATCTCGACCCCCCAGCGGGAGGCTGCTCTTTCGACTGAGCGACGCGCGTTCTCCGGCCACGGACGTGTCGAGTGTAATGCGATTGCGTTCACGGTTCTTGTCCTTGTTGTCTGAGATCAGGTCGTTCCGCTGCCACGCGAACGGGACGGCAGGCATGTACACGGACATCTGCGGGTGCAGCCCGGCGAGGAGCTGGTCGTTCCAGTGGGCCTTCGTCCGGAGGGCGGCGATGCACCGGTCGTAGGCCTTCGCGGAGACCGCGTAGGCAAAGCAGTTGTAGACGTACGACGGCCGGACCACCTGGGTGGAGACCCGGGCCCGGTCGAGCATGACCCGGCCGTTCAGGTAGATCATGTCCCAGTCGTCCGGGACCTCCCGGAGGAAGGCGTCGCACCGGACCTTGAAGTCGTCGGCCAGCCAGAGGTCGTCCTCGAAGATGAGCACGCCCGGCAGGTCCGCGTTCTTCGCGAGCGAGATGACCGACAGGTGCGACAGCAGACAGCAGTACGGCCCGGCCGTGAGCGGCCACTTCAGCGGCGGCGTGGCGGGGAGGAGATGGGAGGGGTACGTCTCGCCGTCGATCGCGTCAAAGCGGCGGACGTCGATGCCTGCCTTCTTGAACTCGGCCGAAGCGAGCGCCCACCGGTCGGACCGGCGTGCCAGATTGATGCAGAAGGCGAGCGGAAACCGCGCCCTCATTGTGGGACTCATTTGTACCAGCCTCCCTCCGGAACGGCGGTCCGGCAGTAGGGGTGTGACTCTTCGAGCATCTGGGCGTACGGCTTGTGCGGGAAGCACGTCAGGCCCGAAGACGGGTTCGCGTTCCAGACCTGGATGCGACGGGACTTCAGATAGGGCGTGAGCGACGTGAGCCGCTGGTTCAGCACCCGGTACAACCGGTTGTTGGAGGCACGGCCTCGCTCGTGCTTGTCCTGACCGAAGGCGTAGCAGTCGCCCTCGGGCGGCATGTGGAAGTCGCAGCCGAGCAGGTTGATCGTGGTGAAGCCCAGCTTGACGGCGATCCAGAGAGCGGCCGTCATGACGGAGCGGGCTCCCTTGATGCCGAGGGCGCATTTCGTGCCCTTCAGGGTGCCCCACCCGCAGACAGGCAGGTCCAGGAAGGTGGCGGGGTCGTACCCGTCGTGACGGCGGAACGCGACCACACCCGGACAGTCGCGGGGCGTCAGCAGGCTCGCCTTGATCTCGCCGTCGGACCAGGTCCGGAGTCGGCGGCCCAGGTGGGCGGCCGGCACGAACTTCAGGACGCCTGGGTCCCGCCAGCCAGTATCGGCGAATTGGGCCGGATTGTCGACGCCGACCCAGAAGTCCGGCCGATAGCGGAGCCAGGCGTTGTTGACGGCCATGCTGAGACGGCCGCGGTCCCGGAGCGGAGCGAGGTCAAGGGTCGAGAGGGAGGGCCCGGAACAGATCAGGAAGAGGACGGCCTTGCGGTACATGCCGTCGACGCGGAGGGGTTCGCCGCCCGCTGAGAAGAAGGGTGAGGGGCCTCTCATGCCCGAGTCGGGCTCGAACGCCAACGGTTCCTTCGGCGCCGGACTGGTGCGTTGAGCCTTGCGAGTTCGAGGATCGAGTGTGATCATGGCGGTTCATGGTTGGAGAAGCCCTTCCGCTTCAGTGGACATGCGAGCCAAGGGTACTCCAGCTTGCTGTAGAAGTCCGGTCCGACGTCAAGCCGCGTGCCCTTCGCTTTCGGACAGCCGCAGCTCCCGCAGTAGTGGAAGCCGTCCTTCTCGACCCGTCGCTCGCACGGCGCCTGTAGCTGCACCAGGCTGTATGGTTCTCGCCCGTGGCAGGCGATGTGCCGCTCCCGAACCACCTCGGGCCCGGCCCGCTGATCGAAGGGACCCCGGCTTAGCATGGAGCGGGTGAAGTCCAGCGGTCCTTCGAGGCGGGCGAAGTATCGCTCGCGGACCTCGTTCGCTGTGCGGATGGCTTCTTCGGGGGTCATCGGTATCTGATGCAGACGGGGCCGTTGACGGTGAACGTGTTGAAGAAACGGTAGTCGGCGCAATCCACCGGCGTCGTGCTGTTGTTTGTAGGGTCGCAGCACGTGCCCTCGCCCGGCTGAATGAGCAGGAACGTGCTGGGGTTGAAGGTCTCAAACTTCGTCGGGTCGTCCGGGTTGATGAACGCGGCTTCGAGGACCGCGCTCCCATAGGCGAAGCCGTACGCGACGTACCAATCCAGGTGCAGAGGCGTCACTCGGGCGTTCTCGAAGCAAACCTCCGTGACGATGGTCTCGGCCCACAGACAGTTGCTACCGGGGACGCGGTGCATGCCCGGGACCTGCTGCTTGACGACGCAACCGCAGTAGGCGCCCAGCTCGGAGGAGCGGGGGAAGGGAGGGGGATTGCCCGCGATCCCGGCAGACACGAACTGGTCGTACTGGAACCAGGCGTCGTCCAACGCCGCAGTGACGAAGCTGCCGCACGCGCTCGGACTTTCGATGGGGTTGAAGGCGGTGCAGTCGACGAACTCAGTCGGGTTGGCGGAGTTGCGGACGTAGGAGGGGCCGGCGCTGAGGTTGACGGTGAAGCCCGCACCGCACCCGGCACATTGGTCTTCGGAGCTGGACGAGGAGCTGCTCGACGAGGAGGAGCCGGTTTGGCCCGGACCGTCAGTGCCGCCCCACGGAGGCTGACCACCACCACCGCCGCCGATGACAGCGGTCCCGTCCGGACCGGTCGTGAAGCCGCCAGGTGTATCGCCGCCGCCGGACGTCGCGACACCATCGGTGTCGGGACCATCGCCCGGAGTGGATTCTTCGCCGGGACCGCCCGTGGATTCGTCACCGGGGGTCGTGCCCTCACCAGGTGTACTCTCTTCGCCGGGACCTTCGGTGGTGCCGTCGCCTGGCGTGGTGTCTTCACCGTCGGTCGACTCGTCGCCGGGTGTGGACTCATCGCCCGGAGTGGATTCATCACCCGGCGTGGACTGGTCGCCGGGCGTCGTGTCGAGGCCGGGCGTTTCGTTGGGCGTCTCCGCGACGATGATGGCCGAAGAGGCAGGCAGCAGGACGGGGGTGAGGACGCCCTGGTCGAACGGACGGCGGAGGGTGGGCTGCTGGGAGGTGCGGGCGCGTGGCAGCGGGAATGGGAGGGGGTCCCGGATCTTCTGCTGGCCGAACCCCGTCGCGAGCCGGGTCATGACGGACGTGGAGAACCGGGGCCTGAACGTGGAGGCCCACTGGTTCATCGCGTCGCCGCCAAGATCCGACTGGATGGGGTTCGTGGAGGGCATCAGTTCTTCCCGAAGGTCATGTTCACGGCGGAGCCCGGCACGTTGCGTTCCATGTAGAAGCCGAGCGCTCGATTGATCGAGGTGACGTTGTCGAGGGCCGTCTTCATCGCGGTCTTGTACAGGGTGAGGATGCCGCCCTGCTTCGACTGGGTGGCCGAGAGGGCGACCGACAACTCGAAGGCGGTGAGCATCGCGACGGCGTGGTGCAAGGCGCCGAAGCCGGGCACGACGATCTCGTAGTTGTGCTTGTCAATGAGCTCGGGGTTGGTGGCCTCGAACTCGATCTTCCAGTCGGTGCCGTCGTGCCAGTGCCGGAGGATCTGACGCTCCTGCACGGGTGCGTTGCTGCTCGGGATGATCCGCACGTGCGAGCCCAGGTAGGCGGACTCCCGGCGGTCGACGGTCCCCAGGATGGGCGCGGTCGCCAGCGACATGACCTGGAGGTTGCCCGTCTTGGGGGCTTCGAGGTCGCCCTCGCCGTAGTGGGGATACCAGTCGCCGTTGGAGATGTAGACGATGTCGAGGAACTGGGAGGGGTCGGGCGTCGCGTCGAAGACGATGCTCAGGAAGCCCGGCGTGCCTTCGAGTCGCCAGCCCTGGCCGTTCGCGCTCCACGGGGAGAAGGGTTGGATCTCGCCCACGACGTTGCCGAGCGTGTCCGTGAACTGAAGGCGGATGACGCCCTCGATGCACGGCGGCAGCTTGTACCGGGTCTGACCCGCCACGGGCGTGATGCGGAACTTCTGGAGGATGCGGCACCCGCTGTTGTTTGAGAGGCGGGAGAGGACGTTCCGCATCGAGTGCGTGAGCGAGTAGGAGCAGATGTACGAGTCGGTGTACTTGCCCCCGTCGATCCGAGACGCGTCGAGCATCGTGCGGATGTGTTCGACGTCGGCCTGGAGGTAGGAGAAGTTGGAGTCCATCAGAGCCCTTTCGTCATTTCAAGGAGCTGCTTCGTCTGCTCGCGGGCCGCGTCCTTGCCGGTGATCGTAGTCGGCTGCCACTTGACGGCTCCGCTCTCGATGCCGGCCGCGATCTCCGTGGAGCCGCGGCGCCGGAGGCTGCGGACCATGTCGCTCTTCTCGATCGAGGCCTGCTCCGCGAGCGCCCGCTTGGCGGCCTTCTCGTCCTCCAGGGCCTTCTTGAACGGCAGCGTGCCGTCGGATGGGAGGGGTGCCAACCGGGCCAGCAGCCGGTCCGGGGGCAGAAGGTCCGAGGGCCACCACTCGCGGGGGTCCGCCTTGAACGCTTCAAGCTCCTGGAAGAGAGGCACGGTCGCCTCGGCCGGGCTGTAGACCCAGGCACAGAGGACGGTCGAGTTGGCCCAGTGGTGGCGGAGCAGGAAGAGACGGGGGTTGGCGGTCTGGCGGACGAGCCAGTCGGACCACGCGTTGTGGGCGAGGAGCGTGTGCCGGTCGGAGCTGAGCTGGCCGCAGGCGTGGAAGGCTCGGTCGTACGGGGTCGAGACGATGAGGTTCATGGATGGCGGTCCCTGAAAAGAAGAAGGACCCAAGCCACGCTGGCAAGGGTCCTTCAGGATAGGGGGCTGAAGTCAGATTAGAGGCTGTACTGACGATCTTCGGCGACGTTCTGAATCACGATGCCGGGGATCTGACGAGGCACAACCTGCATGGTGAACGTGCCGGGCATCTGGACACCTTCGGTGAGGGCCGTGTTGCCGTTCGCGTCCACCTTCTGGATCGGGATCTGGTGGCTGTCGGTGCCGTTGAGGGTGCTTCCCACGAACTGGAAGGGGACCATCGGGGGCGCCTTGTCGAAGCTCTTGCCCTTGAACGAAGCGGGCGTGTAGACGTCCCAGTTGTTCTTGGACTTGATGCCCCAGACCGTGTTGGCCTGCATGCATCCGCTCGTCTTGCCGCGGTAGGTCTCGCCTTCGTAGGTGAAGACCATGCCGCCCTCGCCTTCCGAGCCCTGACCGTTCTGCACGGTCGCGAGACGGCCGGTCCGGTCGATGATCTCGCGGGTCGCCTGCGTGGCTTCCATCGCGAGCCAGACGCCCTCGCTGGCCAGGAGCAGGTCGATGCTCTGGCCGTAGCGGACCGCTCGGGCCGAGTGCCAGCGGGCCATGATGCGACGCAGGAACTGCTGGGTGAGCGGCTGGTTGCCGGCGTCGAACAGGAGCGACTTGAACTCCGGGTGCACCGTGACGTCGATACGGCCGCTGAAGGGCGACTCGTTCGTGGCTTCCGGGCCCAGGATGATGTTGTCGTTGCCGCCCTGACCCGTCTTCAGCCAGCTGCGGACGCCCGCGATGCCCGTGAAGAACGGGCTGCTCGCGTACGGCGTCGCGGAGGTGCCGATGGTGCCAGGGACGATCACGATGTCGTTGTCCGCGACCGACGCGGCGCCACCGGCGTTGAAGACGCTGTCGTCGACGTTACGGAACGTCACGACCGCACGCGTCTCGTCGACGCTTTCCACGATCGTGATGGCGCTGCCGTTGCGGAGCTGACCGGCCTGGCTCGCGATCTGGACTTGCTGGCCCGGAGCGAACCGGTTGATCGCGTAGTTGTCCAGCTTCAGGTCGATCGTCAGACGACGGTTCGCGCCCGTGCCGGGGTCCGACAGCGTCCACGAGCCTGCCGTCAGACGGCAGAGCCGGTACAGATCGTTCTGCGACAGGTAGAAGTAGTTGGAGACGGTCAGCGCGATGTGGCGACCGAAGGCGGCCAGCGTCGGCTGCACGATCTCGGCGATGTTGGCGGCCGTCGCTTCGAGGCGAAGCTCCGACAGCATCATGGCGAGGTTCGTGTCCATGGCTCGCATCGGCACCGACATGCGGAACGTCTGCTGCTTCATGCCCGTCAAAGGATCGGGGAAGGTGCGGGTGAGGCCCTGCTTGAACAGCTTGGCTCCCACCTGGTTGGCCGTGGCCGACGCGAAGTTGTGCGGGTCGCCGTACAGGGTGAAGTCCTGCACGGAGCCGCCCGCACGGATGACACCGGCGAGGCCGCTCTGGAAGGTGCGGTGGATCAGGAAGTCGCGGCCGATGGCGCTCGCGTTGCCGCGGCCCATCTGCATCGACTTGAAGACGGGGTCAGCCGTCGGCATGATCATTTCGACTTGCTTGTTCAGGATCTCCTGAATCGAGTTGGCGCGGGTGCTGAAAAGCGACCCGATAGTTGCAGGCATTGTTCATCTCCATCACCGACGGTGTCGTCGGGCGGTGTTGTTCAGTTAGACGCGACCGGGCGAATCGAGGCTGGTCGCTTCACGCAAGAGCTTGTCGACGCTCCACGCTTCCAGATCGCGCTCGACGTCTGCACGCTGAGCGTTCGGCCTGACCGTGGGTGTCGCCACCGGCGTCGACTTCGCCAGTTCGGCGTAGTCATCCATTTGCGGGGCCTTCCCGATGCGGGACGCTTGCCCGATGATCCGCTGGTACTTCTTGATAGTAGCCGCCGTCGCCTCGCGAGCGGTCTTCCGCATCTCGTCCCGGGTCAGGGTCACGCCCTTCTCCCGCTTGGCCTTCAGGGCGGCGATGGCCGCCGAGTGGGCTTCGGCCGAAATGGTCGGGACCAGCTCCTTGGCGGTCGCGGCCCCCTCCTCATCCACTTCCGACATCTTCTTCAGGGCCGACTGGAGGTCCGAGGCCTCGTCGAGCGTCGACTGGATCGACGTGTCGAGGGCCTCCTTGGCCGACTCCAGAGCCTGGCGACGCATCGCCATGCTCATCTCGTTCACTTCCTTGCGAAGGTCGTCGGTGGGGTCCGGTTCACCCCTCCCATCACGGCCCCGGCGAGGCTGTTCCGGCTCTTCTTCGGGTTCGCCCGACAGGTGGGCCTTGATCTCCGCGTCGGTGTACCCGGCGGCCTTCATCTGGGTCGCGACGATGTTGGCCTTCGCTTCGGGGCTGGCGTCCTTCGAGAAGAGCGTCTGGAACGAGCCCTTGATGGTCTCGGCTTCCTGGATGCGGGGCTTGATCTGGTCGAGTTCGGTCCGGGCGGCGACCAGCTTGTCGTACTCGGCACGCGGAAGCGGGATGGCGTCACTGCCGGGTGCGGGCGGGATCGGGCTCTTGGCTCCGGCGGCGCCTGCGTCGTCGGGTGAGAGGAGAGGATGGCGGTTGAACTTCATTGGGGACTCCGGTTACTCGATTGCGCCGGTGACGCACCGGGCTGTTGCTGTTGAGAAAGCATAGCAAGATCTTCGGGGTTCGGCAGATTTCCCGGCAGGGTCGGACCCATGTACTGCATGAGCGTGAACCGGAACGCCGAGAACGCGTCGACCACGGAGGGCGAGGCCTTCTGCATGATCGGCGAGCACATGAATCCGGAGAGGACGCGGGCCACGACGTCCGGCCGCGTGGTCGTGGGCGTGAGGACGAGCTCGCCCGGCTCCTCCCCGTTGCCGAAGAGCGTCAGAATCGACAGGACGGCCATCTCGTAGGCGCCCTTCTCCTCTTCGAGCCAGAGCGGGATGTCCACACCGGCCCGCAGGCACGCCAGCCGGAAGGCCAGCGGGTCCTGCTCGATGCCGTTCTTCCAGAGTTCGTAAAGTTCGGCCTTGATCGCGGCCGGAGACTTCGGCGTGAGCGCCCGAATCGTCACCTGGAGGCGGCTGATGTCGGGCAGCGGGTTCTCCGAGAACTGAAGTGTGCCGTTTTCGTGGTTGATCACGGCTCCGGCCATCTCCAGACTGAGGTTCTGGACGGGAATGGGCCGCTTCGTGGTCGTGTAGAGCAGGAGCCCGCGGGCACACCCGGCCTTGTACATGGCGGAGAAGGCGTCCCGCACCCCTCCCGTCGGGTTCGTGAGCGCCTGGTTGATCTGTTCCTGGAGGAATGAGAGGCCGGAGGCTGAGTCGACGCGCCCCTTTTCCTCGATCAGGTCCCGGATGGGGTTCACGCGGTTCATGGCCTCGCGGGCGAACGCGGCGGTCCGGCCCGGAATCTCGCCCGTGTTCGTCGGCGTGATGGCGAACGGCTTGAAGCCCTCGGAGATGGCGTCCGGCTCGTAGAAGAGGACCTTCAGGCTGTCGCCGACGGGTCGGAGCACGTTCTCCTGCGGGATCTGTCCCGAAGGCATGACCAGCAGGCCGAACCGTTCGGTGTCGTGCACGTTCTGGAAGAGCCGCTTGCTCAGCTTTTCGAGCTGGCGGTGCGAGTGGAACATAACGTCGAAGAGACCGGCCCCGTGGAAGGTGCCGTTGTCCATGAAGCGGGCGAATCCGATCGGACAGTGCACCTGCTGGGCCCGGAGGTCCTGGCGGGACAGGATGCAGTCGCCCGAGGCGATCACGTAGTCGGCGACGGTGCGGCCCGGACCGAACGTCCAGAGCTCGCGGACCTTCACGAACTCGGCGCCGTCGCGGGGGTGCGTGTTCGCCGACAGGTGCGAGTTGGCCATGCCCGAGACGTTGCCGGAGTAGTACGTGTCGATCGCGGGCAGCGACTGGCCGTGTTCGAGGACGAACCACTCCAGCTCGTTGTCCTTCTTGCCCGCGATCTTGTTCTTCCCGAAGACCTCGTACAGGTGCTCCATGGAGATGACGCGCTCCCGCATGATGCCCGACAGCTTCGTCGGGTCCTCGCCGAGCAGGGGCCACGGCATGATCTCCTTGGGGTGGATCACTTCGAGTTCGGCCGTCAGGCCCATCGCGGGGTGGTCCTCGATCTCGGCGGTGATGCCCGCGAAGCCGAGGCACGTGAAGAGCCACGAGAAGTCGCGGACGTTACGGTCCAGCTCGTCCTGGAGGAAGAGGGAGTCGGCCGTGATCTGGAGGACGGCCCGGTCCCGCATGGCGCCGAGGGTGCTGCCCTGGGCGACGACCGAGGGCCGCATGTCCAGGCCCTGGAGGCGGGAGGCCAGCTGGTTGATGGCGTACAGCAGCTCCTCCGAGTGGTACTCGACGTTGCCGTCCGACCCGACGTGACGGGCCTCGATGCGACCGGTCTGCGGGTCGTACAGGTCGAAGGTGCGGTAGCCCGACAGGTAGTAGTAGGCAAGGAGCCAGTTCACGCGCCGCCACGAGTAGTGGGTCATGCAGCGGGCGCTGTGCATCCGAAGGATGGTCGCCAGCGTCTGGTCACTTTTCGGCAGCTTGCTTAATGCGTGGCTCATGGACGGGTTCCTTCGGTCGTGCAGCCCCCATCGGCGTCAACCGCATGGAGCTCACAGGCACGGGGACTGTAGGGGACACCCCTCCCATCTCAACAACCGGGCTTGGAGCGGGCGTGACGGGAGGGGTGGGAGTGCGGGACTCGCCGAAGCGGGGGCCGGTGCCGTAGTAGCAGGCCAGCAGCTCCTTGAAGAACGTGAGGGGTACGACGACGTGGGAACCGGCGAGGAAGTTGGACGGGACTTCGGTGCTCAAATGACGGACTCCTGGTCGGGGGCGTCGGGGAAGGGACCGAGCAGGTCGGTCGTGATCATGTCGTGCGGCAAAGCGCTGACGAGCGGGATGGAGGTCCCGGGGATATGCCGCTTGCCCTGCCGGAGGAGGGCGAGGGCGTCCACGGCCTCGGACTTGGCCAGCTGGGTGTGGCGGATGCCGTGCTTGCCCCGGATGACCATGCTGGACATGGAGAGCGTGTCGATCTCGTCGTCGTTGGCCAGGCCGCCGTCGTTGGAGCTCGGGTTGAAGGACTCGATCTGCTCGAAGAGGCGGGTGTAGGGACCGTGCCGGCCGCGACGCCAGAGCGGCAGCTTCACGAGGCCGAACTCGAACCGGGTGTCCATGGTGGAGATCTTGGCGGTCTTGGTCATGGCGCCGGGCCGGAGGTCTTTGACGAGCGGCGTGTGCGTCAGGCCGAGGTTGGTCGTGACGCGGGTCTGCACGGCCGACCGGTAGCGGATGTACAGCTTGATCGACTCGCGGACGACCTCGACGAAGATGATCGGGCAACGCCACTTGTCGGCCTGGATGAGCGAGGCGTTGAGCAGCTCCCCGTCGGTCTTCCGGTCGGACCAGAGGTCGAGCGAGAAGAGGATGTTGTTGGCGTACAGGGCCATGAGGTGCGAGACCCGGCGGTCCGAGGTCGCGGTCTCCGTGAAGGCGCTGTCGACGGTCATGAAGAGCTTGGACTGGGCCAGGAAGTCCATGACGGAGAGGCGGTGGACGACGTCGGGCTTGTCGTGGTCCCGGAAGCAGATCTTCGCCCGGGAGAGAAGGGGCTGGTCGTTGAAGATCTCGTCGGCCTCTTCGAGCCACCAGGCGTGCGTGCCCTTCGTGTCGGCGTCGAGCTTGAAGAGGAGCTGGTCGGAGGTGCCGGGGAGGCCCAGCATTTCCTTGTTGTAGACGGCCGAGCCCAGCATTTTCTGGATCTGGGTGATGGTGCGGGTAGACTCGGGCAGTTTGAGGCGGACCTTCTCCTCCTCGTCGGCGGGCCACATCTCGGGCCAGCAGGAGCGGAGACGGCCGGTCTGCTCGTCGACCCAGGAGGCGCGGATGTGGAGGCGGGACCAGAGGTCGAAGCGGGGGTCGACGGCTCGGGGGCCTTCGGGCGTGTTGACCGTGTCCATGGCCTGCCAGAGGTAGTGCCGCTTGGAGACGAAGGTGCCGACCCAGTGCAGGAAGGTGTTCGCACGCAGGGTCATCGGCATGGCGATGGAGAAGAGCAGTCGCTCCATGTAGGCCCGGATCTCGTCCATGGAGGTCGAGCCGGACTCGTCGTACTCGGGGTCGTCCAGCTTGAAGATGCGGGGACGCAGACCGCGGAGGCGGGAGCGGGCCGAGACGCACCGGAGCCACGAGCCGTTGTTCAGGAAGAACATCTGGACGCCGGTGGACTTCGCGCCCCGGTTGGGCTTGAGGGTCGAGGCGTCCCACTCGGGCGCGAAGTCGGCCTGGATGCGGCCGTTCTCGTAGCACTGGTCCTTGACGAGCTGGCCCGTATAGAGGGCGTTCTCGTTTGTGGAGGTGGCGTACGCGACCGAGTAGCGGGGCATCGAGACCATCCGGAGGATGACGTCCTTGCGGATGAAGGTGGACTTGGCGCCGCCGCGGGGGGCCAGCGTGATCGAGAGGGGGTTGACCCAGTGGGACGCGATCTCCCAGTGGTAGGCGGGCGTCCGGAGCGGCGGCATGTCGTAGAAGCCCGGCTCGTGCAGGGACTCGACGTCGTCCGCGAGGTAGTGCAGGTCGAAGAAGTTGAGCGAGTTGATCAGGCGGCGAGCGCGTTCGGCCGCCGTGCCCTCCAGGGACCACTGCCGGGCGGCGTTGACCCGGGCCTGCCGCTGACCCTCCTGCGTGAGGTCGTGATAGTCGAGCGGCAGGGGGTGCAGCGGACAGTCGAGGGGGATGGCTTTGATCGGGGTGAGACTCAAGTGCCGGCCTTGGCGAGCGTGATGAGGGCGGAGGAGAGGGCGATGCGGGTGACGAACGCGGCCGCGATGCGGGGCTCGATGAAGTTGGAGCCGCGGACCAGCTCCTGGAGGTGCACGCGGACCCACGGCTGGAGACGGCCGTCCCGGGCGGTGTACTCGGGGATGACGAGTTCGCCGACCTCCTCGATGGTGCCGAGCTGAGCGCCCCGGTCGGTGATGCCGACCTCGGGCAGGAAGCGGGCGAGGAGCACGCCGAGCCCGTAGGGGTCCTGAGCCGCGGAGAGCAGGAGGTCGCAGGCCGTGTCAACCCTCTTTCTCTGGTCGGGGGTCAACGCGACGGGCGGCTCCTTCGGGGAGGGCGATGTCGATGGGGGCTGCGGGGACGGGAGGGGTGAAGGCAGTGACTGTTTTGGCAGTGCGGGTGACGGAGGCGGTGGCAGAGACACTGGTCTTCTCCTGTTGGGTGAGGGTCGCGATGCGACCGTTCAGTTTGAGGCACGTTTCAATGTAGGCGGTGAGTCGGGCGATGGCCGCCAGCTGGATCTTGGGGTCCGGGTCGTTGCAGAGCCGCATGAGCTGCTGGACCAGGTCGGTCTGCGTGAAGGGGGCGCCCCCGGCACGGAGAGCGGCTTCGAGACCTTCGAGCGAGAAGAAGGTCTGCACGACGGCCAGGTCAGGCGTGGGCTGGTGCAGGAGCTCCGACTGCGGCTCGGTCGGGATGGGAGGGGGTGGTGTGATGGTCGCTCGAAGCATGGGTGGCAGCCTGAAGGATCTGGGCGACGACGGGGTTCTCTTTGATGCGGTGCTTCAGGAGGTCCTGGCCGCGCTTGCGGTTCTTCTCGGCAGTGTAGGCCATGAGGGCCAGGGCGTCGGCCCCCTTGCGTGCCTTCCGGAGAATGTCGCTGCGGGCCTCGCGTTCCGTGAGGTGGGAGGAGAGCATGAGCTGCGAGATCGAGATGGCGGCCTGGTCCGGCGTGAGGGTGGGAGGGGTGACCCGGCCCTTGGACTTGGAGGGTGAGCCCGGCGTGGTGTGGCACGGGGGGTCGTGGATCTGGAGCGAGGAGATGAGCGCGATGGCGAAGGTCGTGTGCTCGATGTAGCGGCCGCCCTTGAGTTCGAGGGAGGGGACGCCGAGCGTGCGTAACCACGCGCGGAATTGGCGTGTGGACATGCCCAGCGCTTTGCAGAATGTAGACTCGTGGTAGAGTCGCACGTATGGAAGAGAAATGATCGGCGGGCCTTGATGTCGCATCGGGAGAAGGGTAGAGTGTGGTGCCGGACGAGTCACCCCTCCCATCACGCACCGATGAGTCACGTCAGCGCCGGCACCCCACACAACAGAACGGAATGGATATGCCCCGAAGAGGGCAGGAGTGTCACATGAGCGAAATGACTGTAAAGGCGGCCGAGGGTGTGCAGTTGACGCGGCGTGAGCCGGGACAGGCCGCGGAGGCCGTGATGAGGCTGTTGCGGACGCCGAGCGGACGGCAGGGCGTGTACTGGCGAGGCGGCGAGCTGATGCTCTGGGCCGGGAGCCGGTGGCGTGTGCTGTCGGTGGTGGAGGCGATGGACCTGATGCTGCTCCTGCTGAAGGACGCGGTCGTGATCAAGCGGACCGAAGATGACGGGGAGCGGAAGGTCCGGCTGTCGCCGAGTGTGGGGTTTGTGGAGGACACGCTGCGGTTCGTGCAGGCGATGGCCCGGACGGACAGCGATGTGCCAGGCTGGAAGAACGGGTCGGGAGGGGAGCCGGACGCGGCGTGGTGCATCCCGTTCGAGGACGTGGTGCTGGACGTGAAGACGGGCAAGACGTGGACAAGGGACGAGACGTGGTTCGGCACGATGGTCCTGCCGGTGCGGTACGAGGATCTGGAGGGCGCGAAGGCGGAGCGGTGGGCCAAGTGCGTGGAGCAGTGGGCCTGCGGCGATGCGGAGTGGGGTCCGCTGTTGCAGATGTCGCTCGGGTACATGCTGATGCCGGTGCGGAGGCTGCGGAAGTGCCTGCTGATCCAGGGTGAGACGGGCGGCGGGAAGGGCGTGATCCAGCATGTGGTGCGGGCGATGATGGGCCGGGCGTTGCAGATCAGCAACATGGAGGCGCTGGCGGACAAGCACGGCACGGTCGGGCTGGGCAGTGCACAGGGGTTGTGGGTGCCGGAAGTGACGAAGGGACGGGGCGAGAGCGCGAGGACGGTCGCGAGGCTGTTCAAGGAGATCGTGGGCGAGGATGGGCTCACGATCAACCCGAAGTTCGGGCAGGTGGAGCGGGGCGTGAAGTGCGGTGCGATGCTTGTGATGACGAGCAACGTGGTGCCGCAGCTGGAGAACGAGAGGGGCGGGCTGACCAACAAGATGCTGATGCTGCCGATCCGGAAGAGCTTCGACAAGGGCGGGGCCGAGGTCGGGCTGAAGGACCGGCTGGTGCGGGAGGAGCTGGCGGGCATCGTGGGGTGGGCGGTGGAGGGGGCGAGACGGGTCGCGAAGGAGGTCGAGGAGCGGGGCGAAGTGAAGTGGCCCAAGCCGGAAGTGGGCGTCGAGATGGAGGAGGCGTTCCTGGTCGAGAACAGCCCGGTCGCGGCGTTCCAGGCGGTGTGCTTCGAGAAGGCCGCCAAGGGCTTCGTGGCGGGCGAGCTCGTGCGGCGGGCGTGGAAGGCCTGGGTGCGGGACCAGCTGCGGGGGCGGGAGCCGGAGGGCGTGAGTGAGCACAACCTGCTGACGAAGCTGGAGGACCAGGGCATGTGGGGCGTGGTCAAGAGCCGGAACGGGAGCGGTGGGAGCCGGGGCATGCGGGGCATGGTCCTGCGGGCCACCCGAAAGGTGGAGTAATCCCCGGGAGCGGGGACAGTACCGGGTGTGCCGTACTTTCGCTCCGCATATATATATATATCTTCTTCTTCTTCTTCTAAAAGAGAAAAGAGTGGTACAGCGGGTAAGGGACGGTGGGGAAAGGGGTTGTGATACCGGTGGGGGTGGAATATGTACCGGGTGTACCGGGATTTTCATACGGGAGGGGTGTTTCACCAACACGAAGGTCGCGGGTCGGGGGGGCTGCTGCCCCCCTCGTCCCCCCGCGATCACGGGATGCTCTGAACCGCACGGTCCCCGAACGATTCCGGATAAGCCACTCCCCTGTCGTGGGCGCCTTCACCCTCGCCGGTGACTAACGCGACCCGGTCAGACTGCCCCGTTCGGAGCCCGGTCGCCCTCACAAGACCCCCCCATCGCCCAATCGGACCCCCACCTCGGCCCGTCCCATAATGCCTAGACCTATGGAACCCGGCACCGCGTTGGTAGCCGCGTCTAACCGTCCCACTCAGGAGTCCACCCATGTTCTACTCCGCCCGCCAATGTGCCCGCCTCGCACTCACACCCATGCCTTCGACCGTCATCGGCGGCATCTCCGTGCCCTCTCCCACTCCGTTCCACAACCACCTCGAAGATGGCAACGCCTCGTCCGTCGTCCTCCGCTGCTACTGGCGGAAGCGGTACGGGAACACTTGGCACGCACCCCGCTTGAACGTCCGCCAGCGTCGCCAAGCCGCCCGTGCCGAAGCCCGTCCCGCTCCGACCAACTTCGACGGCACCCGCTTCACGTACAACTTCGACCTCACCCGCTTCGCCTGACCACCCGTGCCGGCACATCTAGCGGTGTGCTTGCGCTTTTGTCCACCGACAGCGTGTTGGTGGTTGTGTCAGTTCGTCGGTTCTGTTGACCGACAGTTTCTGGAGGTTCGTATGTCTCAGTCCCCCTTCGCCGCTCTTCCCCACGCCGCCGCACCCAGCACCACGGAGCGTGATCCGAAGACCTTGCTGTTCATCGGTTATGGTGCAAACGGACGCCTCAAGTCCATGCCGTCCGACTCGTTCATCCAAGTGGGCTTCACGTCCGCCGAGATCTCGCTTGGCCGCACGCCTGACGACAAGCCCGCCCACTGCGTCATCCTGTCGCGTTCGATCACCGATCCGGTCGAACGTGCCTCGTTCCAGCGGACCATGTCGAACCTCGTGGGCCTCAACCAGGAGCGCTCACGCGGGACCAAGCCCGTCACGGCCGAACAGATGCTCACGTACTTCGTTCGCGTGATGCAAGAGTTCAACTTCGCCGTCGAGCAGTATCGTCCGCTCGAATCGTCCGAGGACGTACGCGCCCAGATCGCAGCACGCCAATCGGGCACCCGGACGCCCGCTGCGTCACCGCAGTCTCAGGCGTTCGACTTCGAGAACGTCCGCTGATCACGTGCCCGACCGCTTCACCGCGGTCGGGCGCTTTGTCTCGCCCGCGTACCCGTCCGCCTCGTGGCGTCCGGGGAAGCGAGCAGGAGCCCCCTCACCGGCCTCGATTGACACCCGTTCCCTTTCAGGAGCCTCTCCCATGCCATCCACTCCCTCCCATCCCCGCCTCATCACCGTCTCCCTCCACCGCCTCTCCTCGTGCTCCATATCCCTCTCGCACCTGCCTATCCCGCCCCAGTCCACCCACTCCCTCCCCCTCTGCTCTTCCCAGCTCCTCTCCCTGCTCAACGCGACCTCCCACTCGCTCTGCATACTGCCCCTCGTCCTCCCCGTCCACCTCCCCTCCTACTCCCCGGCCGACCGCAACGCCCTCGCCTCCCTCACCGAGCGCCTCGACCAGCTCGGCTTCAACACCCTCGCCCACTTCACCACCGGCCACACCTTCTGCCTCTTCTCACCCCTCGCCACGGACCGCCTCCCCGACTTCCTCCGCTCTTCCGACCTCCTTCTCCCGGGCGGCCACATCGCCGACTTCCCCGTCTCCCCCACCACCACCGCCCTTGCCACCCCCATCACCCCCACCCTCCTCGGCGGCCTCGACGACCCCGGCGAGCCCTGCCCCTGCTGTCGCCGCCTTGACTGCGGCTGCCCCGACAACTGCTCCAACTGTGCCCAGTCCCGCACCCCCGTCCGTTGCTCCAACTGCAACCGCTGGGCCTACTCCTCCCCCTGCGAAAAGTGCCTCCCCGACCGCCACTGATCCCCTCCCATCCCACCGCCCCACCGGGCCGTGGGCTGCTTTCACCCCAGGAGTCCTTTCATGTCCCAACTCTCTTTCCATCAGGCTCTCGATCGCATCCGCACTGAACCCCGCATCGCCGCAGTCGCCATCTACCTCATCACCCAGATCCCCAACGTCGACGCGACCGCCCGCCAGCTCATCATCCAGGGCTTCCACGCCAAGATGGCCGAGCGCACCTCCGAAGCCCTCGACGCCATCAACCACCACCACACCCTGCTCCGGCGACAACTAAGCACCCTCGACTCCGTACTCACCGGCGTCAACAGCGATCTCGCCGACGAGAAACGCCGCCACAAAGCCCTATCCCTCTTCGTGGCCGACCTCGCCAAAGAGGGCCTCCGCTGCGACCTCAACCCCACCCTCAACTGCTCCGACACCCAGGTCCTCTACGCCTCCTTCGCCAACTACCTCACCGACCAGGACACTCGCCTCCGCGCCCGTGCCCAAGCCGCTCTCGACGCCAACTGACCTCTCGCCCCTCCCATCCCCTGCCGGGGCCGGAGGGTCTTTCACCCCAGGAGCCCCCCCATGCACACCGCGAAAGAACTCGAACAAGCCTACTTCCACCTCTGCAACAAAGTCTCAGCCCAGGACCTCCCCCTACTCCGCATCCTCTTCGACCAAGCCAATTGGGCGCTCGCCTTGAAAGGTCTGCCTGTCTCGCCCAATGCCACCGGAGAAAAACACGACCCCACGACCGGCGGCTACGCCCATCCCCGTCCCCTCTAAGGAGTCCCCCCATGCACGTCCTCGCCCTCGGTTTCGACGTCCCCTCCCCCACCGCCCGTATGCGTGAAGTCTTCCGCCTCCTCAACATGTTCGTCTCCGAACACGGCGCCCCCGACTCCCTCCGCAGCAACGGCCTCATCTCCCACTGCCTCGCCTGCGACTGGGCCCTCCACGACACCCCCCACGACTTCAACGTCCACCTCATCGCCCCCGCCACTCCAGCCCCTTCCCTCTTCGCCGACCACTCCGACCTCACCCACATCATCGCCCTCGGCAACCCCTCCACTCCCCTCGCCGAGCGCATCATCGCCTACAACTTCAAGCGCCCCAACCCACTCCCCGTCACCCGCCTCTAAGGAGCCCCCATGATCCCCACGTACCCCACCCCTCCCACTTCCACCCTCGAACACCTCACCCGCATCCGCACCGTCCTCTCCAACCCCTCCCACTGGACTCGCCACTGCCTTGCCCAACACCCCTCGGGCAACGCCGTCCGCTTTGACGACATCGCAGACCCTAGCACCCCCGTGTCCTGTTGCTGTCTCGTCGGCGCCGCAATCCGCACCTCCGGCGTCCTTCACACCATTGCCCGCGAGCGTGTTTGCGACCCCACCTACGACGTTCTTCACCGCGCGACCTCCACCAACTTCCTCGCCGCGTTCAACGACAACCCCAAGACCACGCACGCCGACATCCTCGCCGCTCTCGACCTCGCCATCGAACAGGAGACCTCCGCCCATGCTCGCTGAACCCCTCCCCACATTCCCACCCGCCACCACCGCCCTCGAAGTCCTCACCCGCACCCGTTCCCTCCTCTCGCACCCCGACGCCTGGACCCAATTCCACTGGGCCGCATGGCCCGACGCCCTCCGTCCCGGCGGCATCGCCGTCTCCTCCAACGGCAACGCTCCCCTCGCCTGCTGCCTCTGTCTCGAAGGCGCCCTCGAACGCGCCTCCGGCGGTTCCCAACTCTCCCCCGTCGTCGTCGAGTCCCGCCCCCTCCTCGAAGCCAACGACATCCTCTGCGTCCTTCTCGAACGCCGTTCCGTCCGCGTCTGGAACGACTTCCACGGCCGCACCCACGCTGACATCCTCGCTCTCCTCGACGCCGCCATCGCCCGCCTCTCCTGACGTGTGTTGTGGCCTGCCTCACTGCGTTCGTCAGGCAGGCCACAACACTGTTCTGTCTGTTTCATAGGAGTAACCCATGCCCTCGCCTCACATTCCCGACTGGGCTCGCGCCCTCAAGAACCACGAGCGCCGCAACGCCGGCCTCGACGGTGACCTCCCTGCCCACCTCATCACCCCCGAGACCCTGCTCCCCGCCGCCCTCGCCGCGAAGGCCGCCGAGCTCGACGCCCGCGAGCGTGCCCTCGATGCCCGCGAATCCCTTGCCGCCTTCCAGTCCCTCATCCGCACCCTCCAGCTCTCCTCCAACCCCTGCATCATCGGCGGCCGCAACGGCATCACCCCCTCCCCATCCTTCGACTGCGTCCTCACCACCGCCGGTCCCCACGGCTCCGTCCGCGACCTCCCCCGCCAGATCCTCTGGGTCCCCGTGCCCCTCTACGCCCTCCCCAAGCCAGGCCCCGCTCACCCCGTCTACGGCCCCTCCCACATCCTCGGCGAGACCCGCGTCCAGGACTCCCTCGCCTTCCCCCTCATGGTCTCCGCGGCCCGCCGCAACGACTGCCCGGCCCAGCCCGTCCTCCGTCCCGTCGCCATCAACGCCTACTGCAAGGTCACCCTCTCCCCCGTCTCCCCCGAAGAGACGCTCACCCGCCTCGACCGTCGCGACCGCCGTCACACCCTCGAAATCAACTCGCCCACCGCCGACACCGACCTCGAACGCGACAACCTCGACGCCGAGTGCGACTCCCCCGCCTTCTCGTCCTCCCCCCTGACCGCGGCCGCCCTTCGCTCCTTCAACGTCACCTCTCCGCACCCCTCCCCATCCACCGTGGCCGCCCACAACCCCACCTCCTCACCCGCCGCACCCTTCGACGCTGGCGGAAACGCCCGCCTCCCCTAATCCTGCCCGGCATGGCAGGCTCCTATGCCCCTCTCCCCTCACCGGGAGTAGGGGCTTTTTCTTTGCCCCAGCCCTTAGTCCCCCACCCCTTACCCCGCCCTTCCCCTCTCACCCCCGGAGATCACCCACCCATGCACTTCCGATCCGCAGAACTCTCCGCCCTCGTCGCTGTCCGCGATTCCCTCCCGCCCCTCATCGTCCAAGCCCTCGCCCGCATCCACCGCACCTTCCACCCACCCTCGATCGACTCCCGGGACGGCATCTCCTCCTTCCTCGACCTCACCCACCTCCTTACCGCCCGCCTCGGCTCCGAGCCCAACACCCCCAAGGAAGTCCTCGAACTCCTGGCCCTCCCCTCGGCCGCCCGCGTCTCCTTCGACCTCCTCAACTACCACCTTCCCGTCACCCCCGCCTCCCTGCCCCTCGACCAGACCTCTCCCCTCGTCACCTTCACCGCCGACCCCACCACCAACACCTTCACCTGCTCCACCGCCTCCTTCACCGCCACCCTCCACGCCGGCCCTCCCTCCATCCTCGCCCTCCACACCCCCAGCGGCGGGCCCCCTCTCATCATCCCCGCCACGCCCTCCTTCCTCTCCGACCTCTCCAACGTGGCATACGCCCTCACCCTTCGCCCCACCCCCGGAGCCTCCCATGGCTGAAGACTTGCCCCTGATCGTCGGCACCACCCTCCAGCACCGCCGACCCGACCTCGTCTCGCCCCTCACCTCCACCCAGCGCCTGGTCCTTCCCTACCTCCTCTCCGGCTACAACATCCCCACCACCGCCCGCCTCATCCACCGCTCGACCGAGACCGTCCGCTCCCACGCCCAGGCCATCTACCGCTCCACCAACGTCACCTCCCACACCTCCCTCATCGCCCTCTTCGGCGCCACACCCCCAC